CTTAGCCATTATCTGTTACATCCTCTAGTAGTAGGTCACACATAGGGCACAGTATCTTTAGATAATAACCAAGTGGTGCTGTTATACCACCAAACCAACCACATCCATTGCAATAGTAGTTCATAGGGACACCTACATACATTAGTGCCATCCTCGCTTCTTGCTATGTGCTAATGCACCACAATAGTTAGGCTCATCATAGCGTGTTATCCCATACCTATGGGCTACATACCTAAAGCTCCACCAGAACTGTCTATCTGCACTAGCACCCTTAAGGTGTATAGACCTACCTTGCATAAACCCATAATGAGATCCATTAACAGCGTTGAAGGATGGACTGTTATCAGTACCATCCCAAGAGCTTTCCCTAAAGGCTAACTCTCTAAAGCATTTGTAAGTCTTATGAGTTAATAACATTCTTGCATAAGAGTCTAATGAAATTGTAGATACTGTCTTTTGAATTGGCACTTCTTGAGACCCTACTGTTTGCGTACTGACGAAACATAGAGATATCCCAATAGCGGCGGCTACCCAGCGAGCTATCCGCTTCAGCGGCTCGCTGTGAGCCCCTTTAAGGGCTCTAGCCGTAAGAGTACCAAGCTTGTCAAATATGTTCATGCGTAGCACCTACCATAATCTCATTATGTGAGATGTGAATTACATCACATATTTCTTTGCTGAGCGCGTAAGGCACTTGGCTACGCAGCTTTGAGTTCTTCATTCCTTGTGTGCCTGTTCTAGATCCTCTAGGAGCAGACTCATGGCATGGACTACCGTTCTTGCACATTGGTCTGGACTCCCAATCTAGGTTATTCCATAAGTCAGTAGGCTTCATGCGAGTATCACCATAAGCACAGTAAGTAACTGTATTGAGCTTTAGATTGGCTACTTGCTTCTGCTTACGCATCATGCCTCTAGGGTTTTCCATTACCCAATACTTAGGCTTAAGCTCAGATATAAGGCTTAGAGTCTTTTCTAGTAGTGTGATGCCCATCACAGCAGTCTCAGACTTAGGCTGACCATCTAGGTCAAAGTGATGGCTAACACCTGCCACGCTAAAGGCTGTGCAAGGTGGTGAAGCCCATATGAAATCAGGCTTACCATACTTGGCTATTAAACCATCAGCTGTAAGGCTCAACATGTCTTGCTCATCAGCTTGGAAGTAAGGATCTAATTCAACCCTGATAACCCTATGACCAGCATCTTCGAAGGCTTTAGTGCTAGAGCCTGTACCTGCGAAGAAGTCAAACACTATTAAGCTATCGGTCTGTGCTGTAGAACCCTGAACCCTTGAAATGGACTGCTGGAACACTTGAGTACACCTTCCTCATGGAAGCATGACAGAACGGACACTCTAAATCGTGAGGCTCTGCGATGCTGAACTCTTGGTCATATCGGCTATTACTAGCGCACTTCTCATTGTCACACTCGAACTCATAGATTGGCATCTGGGTCTTTCTCACACATATTGCAAGTCTCCTTGAAACTCCAAGCACCACACATATTGCAGCGCATAGGATCTAATTGTTCCATATCGGACTGCATATCCGTGTATCCGGCTTGTATAAGTAATTGCACCAAGTCAGAGAACCGCAGGAAGGATAAATACTCGGCAGCATTTTCCCCTTGCCCATTCATGCGGCATACGACCAAAGATAGTTCTCCGCTCTCTTTAGATCGCTTCTCTGACTGGCGCAAAAACTCCAACGGCTTGAAGTCACTTCTCGCTTTGACCTCTATGTCCATAGGGATATTCACTATGTCTTTGCCGTTGCCTCTCCCAACAGTAGCGCCCTTCCACCATTCCGATAGGTACTGGCTTACCACGCGCTCTGTTCGGAAACCCCGATGCTTTCTATGCTGGCTAATGGCTATGCCTTACCAGCGCTGTTGATTGTATGACACTTAGGGCATGTCCACTCATGGTGAACCATGCGGTCTTTGATTTCCCTCACGCTTGGGCGCTCGTTGCACATCTGGCAGATGATACGAAAACCCAAATCCTCAAGGTCATCAGCTGACTTGCGTGCAGCTTCTAAATCCTCATCAGTAGGGAACTGCTCCCACTCATTGTCGAGGTTCTTAAAGTAGAGTTTTCCCATTACCACTTCACCTGCGGCTTCCAAGAACCGTCATCAGAGATCATGTACCAGATAGGCTCGCAGAAGGCTTCTTGAACTGCCCCTGCACTACCCTGTAGAACACATCTAAACTGACCCCACGGCTTCTTAGTCTTTTGGCTAACTCCATGCTTCCATATCATATCTCCATGCTTACAGCTTGGAATGTCCTCTTGAGTCTTACCGCCTAATACATCCTTGACCAACTGGACTGCATCTTGAGCAGGTGGAGCAGACTCTACGGTTTTGATAGTCCACGGATCATCTTCCTTAGCCACGGTAATCTTCTCTGCTAACTTCTCAGCAAAGGGCTTAGGAGCTCCAGCCTTTACCTTAGACATTTCCTCTCGGCTCGCTCTTTTGCCTTTTGCAGCATAGTTTGCGTTAGCCAAAGCACGCCCGATTGCACTCGTCTCACAATTCTCCAAAGCGCTCGTAGAGTTAACACCTCTAGCCGAGACGGTTTCCTCTGCATAGCCTGTAGTCCAAGCCTTTGCATCAGCTTCAGTTCTAAAGATACTAGCCTTAACAACAAACCTGTTGGTGCTGTGTTCCACAAGATCCGTGTGTACAAGTCCATCTGGATAATCCTTCCAAAACTTTGCTAGGCGTTCTTCAACTGTCTCGTAATCTTCTAGGTTAAACATAAAGCTCGTCCTCCTCTGATATAAGTTCTCCGGCAAGTGCTAGGTAAGCACACGCATCTATGATGCTGTCGAGATGGTATGGAGTTTCTTGGAGTCTGGCGAGCTTGACCTCGACCATCGCCAAACATGCTTGGTAATCCGTAACTGGTACTTCAAGCATTTGTTGGAGTCGTAGTGCGATTCTTGACTGATTGACACGCGGACTACCATAAACAAGTCCTCGCTGACCAATAATGTCTGTTGCTGATAGGAGGATCTCACTTGCCTTCATCGCCCTACCTGCTCGTACTGCTTAGCACGCTTGTAAGCGATGCGTCCTGCTATCTTGCCGTGTTCGTGCCCTTTGGCATATCCGAGTAGGAAAGCTGGGATTGCGCCTAGACACATTGAAACTAGAATAATGATGTCGTGATTGTCAAACATGTAGAGCCCCTTTCGTTGTTGTTAGGAGAACCTTACAACGGCAGCTCTACCTCAACTAGCCTTTTTTGATAACGAAACGGTAACGCTTCTGCCTCATCTACCCCGTCATCTACGGTGCGCCTGAGAGGTACGAGAGACTTAACGAGGTCGTCCATAGACCTTGCCCTGAACTATGAAAGTGCCGTTCTTCTCTATGTAGATTAGATCCACTTGGACATTCTTACCCTTGACATACATGATGGCAAAGGCTTGCTGCCAATTAGCCGTTCCACGGGTGTATGCAGCCTGTTTGAAGTCCATTAGGTTACCTACCTCAACACCATGTAGAACACGCCCCAAACGCCCTCCTATGGCTTCTGAGAAGGATGTGCGCCCTGCCCTATGGGTATGCCCTGAGATGATGTTAGTGCCTGTCCTACGGGCTGCCTCTAGTGCGCTTAAACCGCCCTGAGACTTGATAGGGGTATGGTCACCGTGAACGGCTACCCATGAGGGTGCTAGCTGCATAGGCTTCTTGTGAAAGGTAATACCTAACTCATCAAACTTCATGAACTTTTCAAAGCGAAGCTCTGGCAAGGATAGGAAGCTAGGGATTTTCTTCATGATGATGTTATAGAGGCGGTCAGTATGGTTAGACCTAATGCAGTCTGTGACCCCAAGCTCCCATAGGAGGTCAACGCAGCGGTCTCGGTCATCGCCTAGAGTCTGTGAGTATGCCTCTGGCGTACCTTCTGACCACTTGCTTATGGTCTGGAAGTCTATCTCGTCACCTATTGTGACTGTCTGGTCTGGCTTAAAGGTTTGTAGGAACTTGGCTATGTTGCGTGTTACATGTACATCTTCGAAGGGAACTTGCAAATCACTTAGGATCACAATTTTCTTCATAGGGTTTAATCCTCATCTTCGTCATCTTCGTAGTATCCACCCTGATAGGGAAGCCAGTTAGGAGATGGCAGAATGGTTGTCGGATAGGTGGCAGGTTCTAGAAGCAGCGACATGGCTATATCGTCAGCGAACCCTGCTCGCTTGAGGGAAAGCCAATACTCGTTCAACCCGATTGTGTACTGGTCGAGCTTTGAGTATGTGGATAAATCTATGGTTTGTTTTCTAGCCATGTGATAAGTGTTACTTCTTAAGTAAGTCTATGATTGTTTCGACACGCGCTTCTAAGACAGTTATTTGTTGTTTAGTATCGTTGATGGCATCCCTCATCGAGCTGCCACCGTTCGGCTTCAATTCGCTTAAGTAATGCTTCACGAGGTGATGAACCATCGTGGCAACACCAGCCAGCCCCGTCACGATCCCCGTGATCAAAGCAGCAAAGTCGGTCAGACTCATCGTTTCGTTGGTGTTGCATACCCAAACACCCCTGCAAGTACAGCCCAAAGGATTGAGCGATAGTCAGCTGCAAAGTTAGATGCAGCCCAAGCGGATAGGAAAGCTCCAGCGGTAAGGACGGCAGGGTTCTTCATGTTCATTAGTTTATCTCCAGTAGTGGGATGTTAAACGGTCTAGGGTCGTTATCGCCTTTTGCAGTAAAAGATACATGGCAATGCTTAATATGCGGATTGACTCCACGATAAGTTCTCCAACGCCATAAGGACTTGGCTGAGGCGATGCGGCTGTTGAAGATGACATAGGAGATCCGTTTATCCTTCTTGGCGCATATCCGTATCTGATCTGCAAGATAGGGCATCCTGTCGGGTTTGGAGTTTGTAAAGAGATCTCTATCCAAGTCGATTGCTCTAACAACTCCAGTCGGTGCAGCAGGATTGTGGTCGCTAGCACGCTGTGAATGTGATGCATCGCCGAGCCAACCATCGGAAGTCTTATCACGGTCTGGGTAGGCACTATTCACCTGCTCTCTTAGGGAGTGTGCAGCTTTGGATAGGCGAGGCTTCATCCGAGTAGGAGTGCAGCTTCTT